GATTTCTTCTGCGTCAAAAAAGAATGAAAACCATGTTGTTAGTGCATCAAAGGTACGTGAGTCTCTTGGTGAAATCTGGGCAAGTTTCTATGCGGCTATCTTATCAACGTACAACACTCCCGGCCCTGCTGTAGTCGCCGCGGCTGCCAAGACTGCCGACGATGCCTTAGTCGAATATAAGAAGCGTTTCTAAAATGATCCTTTTGGATTTTTCACAAATCGTTATTTCTGGCATCCTAGCAAACTTAGGAAAAGATGCCAGAAGGGACAATCCCAATGCCAAGAGTCTGATAAAGCATATGGTTCTTACTTCTTTGTTAACATATTCAAAAAAGTACACGGAAACATATGGTGAATTGGTTCTAGCTGTTGATTCGAAGCACTATTGGCGCAAAGACGTTTTCCCAAACTACAAGGGCAATCGTAAGAAGATGCGGGAAAAGTCTCATATCGACTGGGATTTTGTGTATGAAGTAATCAATGAAGTGAAAGACGACCTGCGTGAGAATTTTCGGTACAAAATGATTGAAGTTCAATGTGCGGAGGCGGATGATGTTGTCGCGTGTATCGTCAAGTATCTGCAAACAAACGAACTTGAACAAACTGGGCTTTTTCATGATTCCCCACAAGATGTTTTGATCGTAAGTGCCGATGGGGACTTTGTACAGTTGCAAGAGTATCAGAACGTTCGTCAATGGTCTCCGATTCTCAAGAAATTTGTGACACCAAAAATGTCGATCAAGGAATATAAGATCATTCATATCTGTACAGCAGGTGATGACGGCATTCCGAATATCTGTTCGCCCGATGACGTTTTCATGCGTGATGATCTGCGTCAAACTCCGTTCAAAAAAGCAAGACTCGAGGAATTTTTTGAAAAAGGGATCGATGCATGTAAGAACGACATGGAACGTCGAAACTTTCAGCGAAATAAGACTCTTATTGATTTTGATTGTATTCCCGATGATATATATCAGAAGATCATTGATGAATATACATCATATAAGATCAAAGGAAACAAGACGAAGGTGTACAACTATCTTGTAAAAAATCGAATGAAACTTCTGCTGGAAGATGCAGGTAAATTTTGAGGGAAAATATATGGCAATTGAATATGCTAATGAAATCTTGAAAAAGATTGACGATGCCGAAGGTGACACAAAGGTTCAGTTATTGAAGAAGTACGGAGCAATGACTCCATGGAATCTTCTGTTGAGTTTGAATTTTCATGATCAAATCAAGGTAAACGTGCCAGATGGAATGCCTCCATATAAGCGTGATGAATCTATCAATCCAGACTTTTTCAAGACGACACTAGGTAGAGAAATCCGACGTGTTGGTGCAATTCTCGTTGGTCGATCTGAACATATCGCAAAGCTGCAACGTGAGGCAATCTTCATTCAGATTCTTGAAGGTGTGCCACCTGGCGAGGCCGACGTCCTTTGTTTCGCCAAGGACAAAGCACTTGAAGAAATGTATCCAACGATCACGTATGATCTAGTCGCATCTGTTTTCCCGGATTATTGCCACAAAACAGAGACTAAATAAAATGCCCTTGTATGAGTTTCAATGCACAAAATGTGGGCATGTTTTTGAAGAATTTTTGAGCGTCAGTAATCGTCATATGCCTGTATCCCAAGCATGCCCATCATGTGAGGAATCCGGAAATATAGTGTCAGTTTTAGGCACTCCACCAATTGCTGATCCAGTGCGTCTTGGAAGAATCAAAGCGCCAGAATCTTTTAGAGACTTGCTCCGTCACATAAAGAGCAGAAATGCCGGCAGCACACTTGATATAAACTAGGAGAAACCTTGTATTCTACCGATGATGAAGCACCCACAATCGACAAACTGCGTGATCGTCGCAAAAAGAAAGTTCCCGCTGCAAAGAAAAGTTCCAGTTTCGATAATTTGGCGTTGAAGCATGTCGAACCTCTTACCGAAGCACAACGACAACTTTTCTTTTCTGTCAAGGAAGGTTATAACGTAATCGCCGATGGAGCAGCAGGCAGCGGAAAGACTTATGGAGCAACTTATCTTGCACTCGAAAAGTTGTTCAACAAAGAAATCGATAAGGTGGTATTTGTCAGAAGTGCAGTCAATATTAGATCACAGGGGCACTTGCCCGGCACGCAAGACGAAAAAGAAGCAGTTTATACGATTCCCTTCAAGGAAATTGTAAATGATATTTGTGAGAACGGTACTGCCTGGGACATTTTGTTCAAGAAAGATTTGATCAAGTTTCTTACGACAACATATATTCGTGGTATCACTCTAAAGAATTGTGTCATTATTTTTGATGAGTTTCAAAATGCAGATTCCGGGGAATTGTTTGCTGTTTCGTCAAGACTTGGTGAAAATTCAACGATTATATTTTGTGGCGACACATTTCAAGGAGACTTGAATCGAAAGCGTGAAAAGTCCGGGCATGATTGGTTGCTAAAAGTATCTGATAAGATGCCCGATTATTTTGATGTTGTCAACTTCACATATTCGGACATTGTAAGATCGGAATTTGTAAAACAGATGGTTATGGCTGTAGACGTACTAGGATTAGACTGATGAATATTGGAGATACAGGACTAGCATTAATAAAGAAATGGGAAGGATTTAGCGCAGAGGCTTACTTAGATTCTGTCGGAATTCCAACAATCGGCTACGGTACGATACGTCTTCCTAATGGAACTAGGGTGACTCTTGGAATGACATGCACAAAGGAAGAGGCTGAAGAGTGGCTTGAACATCATATCAATAATAAGGTTACTCCATGCATCACTGAGACAGTTAAAGTGGCTCTAACACAACCAGAAATTGACGCTATATACTCATTCATATACAACTTAGGTTGTGCAAACTTCAAGAGATCAACACTTCTGAAGAAGATAAACTCGGAGGATTTTGAGGGAGCATCCTTGGAATTCTCAAAATGGAACAGAGCAGGGCGAAAGGTTATTGCCGGACTTACTGCGCGGAGACAAGATGAAGCTAAATTATTTATTTCTTAGTTGTTTGTTATGGTCGTCGGTGGCTAGTGCTGCCGATATGATTCTTCCAATCAACAACATTCATGATGGTGATACGATTGAAACATCCCTTCCAAGTATTCCTACACCGTTGAATAAGGTTGGTATTCGACTATACGGCATTGACACACCCGAACTTCACGGTTACGCATGTGAGGATGAACATCAACTTGCGATAAAAGCAAGAAGCCGGCTAATATCAATATTTGGAACAGATAAAGTCATGCAAGTAAAAGATATGAAGTGGGATAAGTATGGTGGTAGAATTGATGGAAAGGTTCTTACTCTAAGTGGAACTGATGTTGGGCAGACTCTTATAAGTGAAGGTTTAGCCCATCCTTATTTTGGTGCTAAGAAAACCCCGTGGTGTCCTGTAAAATGAATAACGCTCAAATACGTACTCTTTTTATCACAAAACAGTCTGAGATTGAATCTCAGCAATATCACGGTTACTTTAGACAGTTTTCGGGTTTGTTCAATTCCGCTCGTCTTGTTTCTGAAATGTTGAACGATCAACCCGGCATCGATTCAAAATGCATCACGGTACAAGATAACAACGGAATTGATCGTGAAGTTACGTTATATAAGCCTACTCATGTGTTTATCGAAGCATTCTGGGTTGTTCCTGAGAAGTTTAAAATTCTTAAAAAGTTGCATCCTGGTGTAAAATGGATTATCAGAATTCATTCAGAAACTCCATTCTTGAGTACCGAAGGCATCTCGATGGATTGGGCAATGAAGTATATCACGCAAAAGAATGTATATCTGGCACCAAACGCACCTAGAATATATAATGAAATCAAACATCTAGTGGCTAGTGTTCATGGGCATGAGTTGAAGAAGAAAGTTATTTATCTTCCAAACTTCTATTCTGTCGATAATGTCATGCCAGCGAAGACTAAGTTGGGCACACCGGGTGAAATTCATATTGCGTGTTTTGGTGCAATTCGTCAACTAAAGAATCAACTGATTCAAGCAATATCCGCAATAAAATTCGCTGATAAACACAGACTTAAATTGAAGTTCCATATAAACGGTAATCGCGTTGATTATGGTGGTAACCCAATTCTCAAAAATATTGTTGATTTGTTTTCACATCATCCCGAACATGAATTAATCCAACATGATTGGATG